AAAAGCTGGATTTTAGCCATTGACATCTGCGGGTCTGTACCTTGAACAAGTTTGAAAGTTTCAACGTCAAACAATCCCATGTTAAAGCCTTTTACTTTCGTGCCAGCTTGGTTAGTAGCAATCAAAAGACCTTTGTCAAATAACAAGGCTAAATCCCATTTAGACTTACCTGATTTGTCGTAAAGTGCTTTATGGAAACAACCGCCTTTATCAAATGAAAAAGAGAATTGAGGTTTTCCATTTCTTACTTTAGACAACACTCCCGTGCTTGAAGTATTAACCTCATTATCGGGTGTTGTTTGTTCAAAGTTATACACTCCTAAAAATGGAAACAATCCGAATGCTTTGATTCTGTCTTTCCATGTTTCTTCATCAATTGTGTCAGCTACTGCATCCAAAGTAAAACCCTTGTTTAATAATCCTATTCCTAGAACATCACCAAAAGTTTGGATATCACAACTTCTTGACCCCGTACCTCTTAAGTCGGTCGTACAGTTACCGTATGAATTTAAATTTATCATTGTGTTTTTTATTAATTAATTAAACATTCTGCGTTAATCCTTAAGCTAAACCTTAGTAAACGTGCATCTACAATGTCCGTAACTATATTCTGCGTTCCGTAGCTTTTTACGGCTTTGAAATCGGAGCTTGTTAAGTTTTCGTTATTTGTATCTACACCGTAATTCGGTTCATCCTTTTCTGTAAACCTATCTCTCAATTCACGTGAAACAATTTCAACGTGTAAATTCTCGGTTAATCTTTTCTTTACTAATTTTGTCAGCGGATCTATAATCTTTGTATAGCTTTCGCTTTGCCGTGTTGAATTAAACCAACTTGACTCTGTATTTTGCATTATAACCAAACGTGCTTCCGTTTCATATTTTCCGTTTAACTCGGTAAAATCATTTAAGATGTACCAAATTAAAGGATATTTTTGAGAGTTACCCATTGATTTAATCCACTTTAAAAGCTCTTTTTGGTCGCCATATCCGTACTGTACGGTTCGTTCTGAGCCGTTGTAAGGAATTGTCAAACCTTCAAAAACTGTTGCTAAAGCGGTTGCAATTATCATAATCCAAATTGATTTTTATATTCAAAATAAGTAAACGGCGCTTGCGGGTAATTGGTTTGGTTGTCCTTTAAGTAAGTGAACAAGTCAACATACATGGAATTATCGGATTGAGAGTAATCGTAAATAGGTACTCCACCATGCCAATAAAAACGTCCTCTTTTATCACAAACATCGCCACCGTTAACGGCTTTTACAAATCGATTCCAAGTGTTTATAAGTCGTTGTGTTGAGTTAACACTAACTGCATTTTTACTCGATTGAACTACTTCACCAACTCCGGTCATGTCGCTTAGGTTAGATTCTAACCAAAAGTAATACACATAGTCAGCTAGTAATGAGTTTTTGAAAGTTCCTTCTGTATAGATTAAACCCTTCCAACGATACTGTTTATCGTTTTTCGTATAGGTTTTACCATTTACTAAATCCTTCCATTTTTGCTCTGCATCCGTCTTTAAAGCACCATTTGTAATATCCGTATCCAAGTCAGTAAATAAATCATATCCTAAAACTGATTGTAATAACAGACGCACTTTACCATCGATAAATTCGTTCAATTCCGTTGATCCATTACCTTGTAACTCGTTTACGTTAGGTATTGCAATTTCTCGATTAAAGTAAGATGCGTCTATTAAATACATTTTTAAGGTAGGTTAAGATTTTACAACTTTGGCAATCCCTAAACTCACAAGTTCATCAGCAACAAGTCTGTGAGGAGCGATTTTCTTTTCAATTTTATAATGTTTGGTTTCTTTGATTATTTCTAAATTTACTCTGTCCGTATAACGGATTTTCAACTTTTTTTCGTTAGCTTTCTCAAGCATCACTTTTGAATCAAATTTTTCTGTTTTAGTTGGCATCGTTGTTATAAATTAAAGATTATACGCTTGGTTCTGCTTGCTCAATAGCGGTTAATACTGTTGCAATATCATCATAAATGATAGAGTTAGTTAAAGAGCTTGGAAGATAAGTTCCTAAAAACGCTTCTAATTTCTTAGACATTAAGTTTTTACGGAAATCATCGTTTTCATATCCTTCGTAGTACTCAATGTTTTGAGAAATTACTACTTTGAAGTTTTTCAAATCACCGACTAAAATAGATTCATCATCGATTTTATTAGTAAATACTACACTAACCTCACCGACGTTATTTCCGTCCTGAGTTACAAATGGAGGTACGATATAATCGCCATCAGTGTTTTTGATACCTTGCATCTTAGCTTTCCAAACAGTGTTTAAAACCGCAGTGATTTGTCCTTTGTAGTTTCCTAAACGGATTTTAGTAGCCATTGCCATGATAACATCGTAAATGTTTGCGTCTTGGTAGTATCCAGCTAATTGAGTAGGCACAACAAAGGCAGAAGCTAATTCAGCAACCCCGTTCAAATTATCACCTAATCCATCACCAGCTAAAACTTCATCGTCAATTTTTTGCTCAACCAATTCGTTAGCGTGTACTCTAAAGTCAGATACTACACTTGGAGCGTTTTGAGCTAATCTCTTAGACATTTTCCAAAATAAAGCCACCTCTTTAACGGGTGCTTTTCTCTCTTGCCATTCAGCATCAACTAAAGGCTTTGCATCACCTTCACCGATAAATTGAGCATCTCCTTCCTCATTGATACGGTCCACATACCAAATCGATTCTGTGCCGGCTTGTGTTTGAACATCAACTAAAGGCAAAATAAATGTATCAGGCTTTGGAGTTGCATAGATTGTTCAATAAATTACCAAACAACTGATTAAAACCATTTGAAACGTTTGGTAAAACGTTTGCGGTTGTCATTAAAGCTGGGTCTTTCGTCACAAGTAAATCTTGTGCTTTGATTTCGGTCTTAGCTGAATAACTTGGAGTTGTTTCAGGTTTAGCTTCCAAATTCTTTTCTACGAACTCAACAAAGTAGCCTTTTTGGTTTGCTTTAGTGCCACCCATTTGATTTTCTTTTAGTTGGTTAATTAATTCCTCTAAATCTGAAATAGCTTTAGTAGCTTTTCCTAATTCAGTCGTTAATGTTTCGTTTGAAACAAGTCCTTTTGTAGCTTCTTCAAGCTCTTTTTTTCTTAAATCGGCTTCATGAGCTTTCATAGCCGTTGCATAAGTGTCCACCTCTTGCGGTGTCATCTTACTTAATTCTTCTTGTGTTTTGTAAATAAACATTTCTTTAAATTTTTAATTAGTAAATAAAATATCTTTTTTGACTGCCTACAAGCGGGTCTTTTTGTTCGTTTGAGTGATTGCTCGGCTCAATTATCATTGATTTTAACTCAATTACTTTTGCTTCAATTATTTTTCCGTATTCATCTGAATAATTACAAGTAGCTAATTTTAGTTTTAACTCGTCAATTAAATCTTCAATAGTAACATTTGATTTTATTGAATGTAATGGAGTATCTGAAACTGCTCCAAATATTACAGTTGAATATTCAAATTGTTTTACCTCGGTAAAGTCATAGCCTCCTTTTTCATTTTTACTATATTTATCTTTTATAGCTAAAAAACCATGTGAATGTTGTAAACTTCTCCCATGCTTTTGACTAAAAATATAATCTTCTAATAAATCTTTAGCCACTTGCTTATTAAGATTTAATTGGCTTTCAATTATACCACTCTCAGCGTCTTTAGATAAAGGCAAACCTACATAAGTAGATGTTCCCATTTTGTGGTCAACTAAATGAACCTGTTGCCCCTCGTTCCAAGTTTTAGTTAAAGAGCCTTTTAAAAGCCTGTCATTATCACTATCGTACTTGTCGAATTGTGTTATCTGTATAGTAACTATACCTTTAGCCTCATTAACATCTTGAACGTTACTTTTTAGTGTTTTAGTTATTTTTTGTAACATTTTTTTTCTTTTTTGGGATTAATATATTTTTCTCTTTTCCCTTTAGTTTTTTATGTTCAGCTTTTTGCAATTCTTTCTCAATCTCTGCATTACTCAATTTCGTACTCATAACGTTTCAATTTTAATTCCTAAATCCCTTGCCATTGTCTCATTCTCCAATTTCAATTTAATTACTTCTTGCTTTTCCTTTTCAAA